GCACAGGGCGCTCAGGGCAGTCAAGGCAGTCAAGGCGCAGCAATACCAGGTTTGATGTTTGATTACGGTTCTGTCACAGACGCGTCAGGAAACTATGTTGTAACATTCACCAGTGAATTTCCAGGTGCTCCAAACGTAACGTGTGTATCATTTGGCGCGGGTCTAACATCTGCTCCTCAAATTGTATTGTTGTCCGTCACAACAACAACGGCGACGTTTCATTGTGGTGGCGCAGCTTCAGAAGTTATTAACTTCAACTGGCAAGCGTTGTATAAGACGACGTAAAACATCATCAAAAAATTTTTAATAATATTCCATATGAATATTGTTAAAAAATAACACATCACCCTCAAGCATCCACCTTCGCCTTTTTCGCCTTGCGCGTCTTCTTGACAGATGCCACCTTCGCCTTGACGTTCTCACCAAGGAGCTTAACAGAGCCCGCGCCAATGCGCTGATTGGGCTCCTTGTACTTCAACCCTAAGAAGGCGAAAATCTCCGCCTCATGTCTCATAGGCGGCACCGCAGGAACCTCCATTTTTCCTGTAGGCTTCATCTCATGCTCATTGAGGGTATAGCCCAGGGACAGCGCATGCTTTCTGAAGGCAATGTTGAAATCACCTGAGCCTGTAAAGTACAGCAGCGAATAAGGAAACTCTTCGACGGGTATGACAAGCAGGTCCAGGCGCCGCGCCGTTTCCAGCGGACCCAACTTGACAATGCTAAATGACTTTTGCTTACCCTCTGCAAGTAGTTCTGCCATGTAGCCGCTGCTCTTGAGCTTCTCAACATACGTATGGAATGCAATAGTCCGCTGCTTAGCAGTAAGTCCCTCCATCGTAATCAACACATCAATATCACCGCTATTCTCAGCACCGCGTCTATAAGAACCAACGACGGTACCGCGCATACCTGGCACCAGCTCCTTCAGAAGCAACCGTTCATGGCGTTCCATCTCAGCACGGGGTATGCGCTTTGACAAGTCGTCGTAATACTGAAGACCGATTTTCTGCTTCTCATTAAGCATGTCGGGCTCCTTTGCTAGAGCCTCAAAGAGCTGAGGCAGACTTTTGATGCCCTTAGCAATCAGGTCCTTAGCCTTAACGGGACCGACACCGTAAATTCCGGCAAGAATATCATGCGCGTCTAAGGCAAGCTCCTCCTTTGCCTTGTTTGCCGCCGCTAAGCCACCAGTATCAATGATTTCCTGGACCTTCTGTCGAATCTTGGCACCAACACCAGGAATTGAATCCAGGTCCTTGACAGACTTAATAGGCGCCTCACTAATCTTGAGTTCGTCAATAACCTTCTTATAGGCACGAACCTTGAAGAATGCCTTATTAACAGTCTCCCGCTTCAGAAGAACACCTAGCGCCTCCATAACCTTGGCTTTAACGTCACCCATTCTATTTTACATTGTGAAATAAAATGCGTTCAGTATTCATTTTTTTATCATCAGTATAAACTTAGAATCGATGACAACAAACCTTAGACCGTACACTGCCGCAGAGTTACGGAGCCTATCTTATTTGGTTGACTTGGACGTAGAGCGTATCCATACACAAATTGTACAAAGAGCCAAAGATGGCTTCAAGGTTGCCGATTTTGATATTTTTCAGCCTTATGAAGAGGCTGTCATCACTAACCTGAAAAGACTCTTTCCCGATTCGCATTTTTCTAAAATCTATACATCAATTAATCATTTTACGTATAGAGTTGACTGGTCTAGGGCTTGTCAGCCTATGGCGCCAGTAAGAGCACCTAGACTTTATTAAGGTTGGGACATATCGGTTTCTTATCTACACACGTGCATTTCATAACAGTTGACAGAGGATAACATATTTCGCCACATTTTCCACATTGTCCGCCTTTTGATTCACTATCATCCATCATGCTGAATCCATTTTTCAATGATGCGTTAAGAGCTTTTTTTTCAAAAGCCGCAGCTATTGCCTTTACATTAACACCACCACCACGCACGCGTCGTGTCCTTCTAGCCAGTTTACGTCTGTTTTGCTTTGTTTGTCTTCTCATCTATTAAGCGCCCAGTTTAAAATCAATCCAGTTTATAATAGCAGTATAAACTAGGCACTGCCATTATGAATGACGCCTTAATCAAGGAATGCAAGACGTACGTAAATTCGGGAGACCTTTCGGGCTTACAAAGCTATTACACCGACCTTCAAAATACTGAATTCCTAACACCAGTAAATTGGCAGCTTATTTATCAAAAGGTCTATTTACACGCCTGTTTGAAGAAACAAAAAGAAATAGCCGATTGGCTAACACATATGTTTAGCACATTTGACCAGGTTACTCAGATTGCAATGAGGCAATTGTTTCCATACGGTCGTTATTTGCTTGCACGCTAAAGCGTTGCACGCTAACGCTTGGCAAATAACCGACCTTTGCCCGTAACTAAGTTATTGGACTCATCGGTCGTTATTTACTAGCCCGCTGATAACGTTAGCAACAGCCACATTTTCACTCTTAATAGCCATATCAAGTGCAGTCAAGCCATCAACTTCCTTGAACGATAAGTCCGTACCAGCATCAATTAGAAGCTGTGCAACAGCAGCTGAACCATTTTTGAGTGAACCAACCATGAGCGCAGTCTCATTCCACTTATTGACCGCATTAGGATTCGCGCCCTCTGCCAATAACAGCTTAACAATTTCGGGATTTCCTAATAGCGCAGCCTCCTGTAGCGGTGTATTACCGCCTTCGGTCGCCAGATTTACATTAGCGCCGGCAGCAATAAGACGTTTGATAACAGCCATACAAGGGTCGCTGTTATCATGCTCCACCTTCTTTATAGCAGACATATCACCGTAGCTGATAATAGAAAGAATCAGCGGTGTAAATCCACCATCAGATTGAGCATTAACATTGGCACCGGCACTGATTAGATGATTGACCAGGTCTAAAGCACCGCGGTTTGCAGCAACCATCAAAGGCGTAAAAGCCTGATTTGGTGACGCTGTATCTACAGCATTCGTCTTGAGCGCCTCAATAAGAAGCTCTAGATTATTGGTTTCGCAGGCGACAAAAAGGGGCGGACCACCAGACATTATAGAATATTAAAAGTTAGGGCGCTTTATATGGAAGACAATAGGAAGGCAATCAGAAAACACAAAAAATTGAACACATGTCGGACCATATTCTAAAAGTCAAAGCGGTTAGCAAAAGAAGCTAAAAGCCTACAGAAGCACAAATGTCTTCCAACGAGCAGATGAACGTGAAGAAGCCCCGTCAGCCGATGACGGAGGAGGCGAAGGCGGCGGCTGCCGCGAAGCGCGCGGCGACCAAGGCGCTGAAGGCACAGGAGCCTGTGGCTAAGGAGGAGCCTGTGGCTAAGGAGGAGCCTGTGGCTAAGCAAGAGGATGTGCCCAAGGTCAAGAAGCCCCGTCAGCCCATGACGGAGGAGACCAAGGCGGCGGCAGCTGCGAAGCGCGCTGCTACCAAGGCGGCAAAGGCATCTGCTGAGGAGCCTGTTCCTGAGAAGCAGGAGGAGCCTGCTGCTGCTGAGGAGCCCGCAACCAAGGTCAAGAAGCCCCGTCAGCCGATGACGGAGGAGGCAAAGGCGGCGGCTGCGGCGAAGCGCGCGGCGACCAAGGCGGCAAAGGCACAGGTTGAGCCTGTGGCTGAGAAGCAGGAGGAGCCCAGCACCAAGGTGAAGAAGCCCCGTCAGCCGATGACGGAGGAGGCAAAGGCGGCTGCCGCTGCAAAGCGCGCTGCTACCAAGGCTGCAAAGGCGACTGCTGCTGCTGAGCCTAAGGCTCAGGAGCCTGCACCAGAGGACAAGAAGGCGGCTGCCGCTGCAAAGCGCGCTGCCAAGAAGGCTGCTGCTGTTGAGCCGAAGGCTCAGGAGGAGCCCGCTGCTCCTGCAAAGGTGAAGAAGGCAAAGGGTCCCAAGGTCGCCGCCGCCGTCAATGCCATTGAGGCACCGCCCGCCGCGGCAAGCCCGGCGCGCCAGTTCGAGCTGGTGGATGTGGAGGACGCCTTCTTCATGGTGCATAAGGAGACGCAGAAGGCGTACCGCGCCGACTTGGCGCTCGACGGCGATGCCCGTGCGCTCCTGGACCAGCAGGTGGGCATCTTCAAGGATGGGGAGATTCTTCCCATCTTTGACGATGAGGAGTAAAGTCAGAACCTTAGGTAAAAAACAGACAAAAGCGAAAGCACCAAAGAAAAATACAAGATTTTTCACTTATTTTTTAAGTGCGCATAATAGAGATGGCTGCACCAACGGTACAATCAGCCATTATTATTGAAGGTCAGGGTAAGAAAATAGTTTTTATGGACCCTTCTGACCCTAGAATACCCAGTTTTGATTCTTATGATTACAATAACCAATCCGAAACAGATAGTACAGGTTGCTGGAATCCAGGCTCATACGCAGGTCTAAAAGTAAGTAACGCGATTATAGTAACGCCCGCTGATAGCGCCAATGCTAGAAAAGAGGGAAAAAGAATGTTAAAACCATATAAATCAGATGATAATACGAATGATTTTTTTAGACAATTTACTGTACCTGAAAGAAAGCGCTCTTATGCAGGACACTATTGGGGAGATAACTTGCCAAATGTAATTGCAAAACTCAATAAAAGAGACATAATAAGAGCTATTTATCCATTTTGGGCTGTTGAGGATGCCAAGGACCCAGAATGGTATGACAAGATTAAAATTCCAGGCGTGGGGTCATCCATGCCCTATGGTTTTAGACCACATCCATTTGAAGCTGAATACAACGCACACGTTGAATCCTTTGGTGACCAAAAGCTATCAGATGGTAAGACTCTATGGAAAGACGTAGCTGCCGAATATAACAAAGTAATTCAAACATATGTAGACACATGGACTAAGGCGTTTGCTGAAAAGGGAAACGCATATGCCGCAGCAAATGCATATATAGATAAATATATTAAAGAAAAGCGTCCACAAGCTGTAGAAGTATTAGACGAAAAAGGGGCTGCTGGTCACGTTGCCATAGCAGCGGCGGCGGCGGCTAAAGCAGAAGAGACAAAACCTACAAATTCTTCTAAAGCGTCGTCATGTGCTGTATCTGGTTCAAAAAGAGCCAGAACAGGAGGCAAGAAAAATCGCCGTAAGACCCGCAGAAGCAGACGCTAAAAGCACATTCAAATATAAAAATTAATTCACATCAAATGCAAATTAATTTTTTAAATAACAAACTAGCGCCGCGTCTTATTCTTGCTCTTAACTCCAACCTTTACCGTCTTTCTCTTATTTCTTGAGCGCTTAACTGTAAGGCGCTTTTTAGCACCGCCCTCCTTTTTTGGACTAGCAGCTTCACCTGAAACTTCTAAAAGCTTTTTCTTATTACTAAAATAATTTATAGTTGAAAGCAACAAACCCACACTCATTTCGCTATCACTTGCTAATTGTGTTAACTCATTTTCATGCATCTTGGTTTGATTATTTGATTCTTTAGCTTTTAAGAATTTTTTTTGCAGCGTCGTTTCTTCCTCAATTAAATTCATAATAGATTTATGCCAGTCTGCATTTTCACTACTAAATCTTTCAATAAAACCTAAAATCTGACGCAAGTTATCTACTTTGCTTCTACCGCTTTTCCCAGGTAGCGTTAAGAAACGTATATACGCCACCAGTACAGGAATACTCATGTCCAAACCCGCAGCCAATTTTTTCAGGTCCGTGGTTGCGCCTTCTTCAGAAGCAGCCAAAGCTATTTCACCAGCTTTAGCGGCAAGTTCTCTTGCCGCTTTAGCAGCAGCCATATCCTTGGCATATACACCTTCTTCCGCGACCAAAGCAGCTTCAGAAATAGCGGTTGGATTATCTATAATAAAATTCAACGCGTTAAATCGGACATTTGTGCTACTAGTACAGCCAATACCACAAGAAGGGCGCTGGAATTGAATTTGAGTAACACCCTGGTAAAAAATTTCTGTATCGTTGGCTGAGTGCCACTTTTTAGCAATTTTATCTTTATTGTCTTCAGGTTGTCCAGGTTCTTTTCTATAATTTCTAGGCGCGTAAAAATGATTCATAGGTGTATTTATCAAGCCACCCTCTTTATACGTCCATTCAGCTGCATGCTTTAGTATTTTATAATCAGACCCATAGATAGCTATAACTTCATATGTTCCATATTCACCCCTAATATCATCTATAGTTTGCCCTAAATTCTTGGAGCCGACTTCGATTTGAAATTTAGACTCATTTATGACAATAGGCTTAGTCCAATCAAGTATAGGATTAGCAATAAAACTGGCTAAATTGGGGTCGTCGTTTTCCTCTAAAATCTCCTTCACAACCATAGTTATCCATTTTACTCTTTCTTCTTGGGGCGCCAAATCAGGCTTTCGCGCAGGGTCATTGGCAACAACTGATACAACAAGTTTCTGTAAAGATGTTGCGTTGTACAGTTTTTGCAAACGCAGCTTATGGCTATTGTGGGGTGGGTCAAAAGAACCGCCGAAAATGCCAACCTTAGACAACTGGTCTCCTAAGCGCGGACCGTAGAAATTAACTTCTTCATTAACGCCAACAGTTTTACCATATTCATTAATTTCTTCCATGTATCCTAATGCAGGGTCATTATAAATAGTTGTGCGCGTCGTAGGTACAGCCTTGAATTTTTCTAAAATTAAGTTACCCTCTTTATCAAGTACATCCTTAATAGTATAAGAAGAAGTATCAAATACTGTTCTTAAGACGTCACTGTGTTTTCCACCAACATCTAATTTGTTGAGATAATGTTTAGGATTATATTTTTCCATGGTTCCTTCAACGGCTTGAGCAGTTGTAGATTGCAAACGATTTTCTCTGCAAAGCGTTAATACCAATAGCTTATTATACAATTTGTCAACTTCGTCTATACCAACGCCGTCAATCTTTATTAGAGGCGCGTATTGCCCCTTGAAAATTTGTCCTAAAACATATAAAATCTGTAAAGCCGCTAACGCAACAATACTGGATGTTCTGTACGCAACTGGAACAACAAACTCTAGTCTATCCTCCTTTCTATCAAAAAACGTTCCCTGAATTTTATACAGCACGTTTGATAAAGTAGTGGGGTCGTTATATTCTTTATTGACTATACCATAGTAAGCGTGCTCACTTGCAGAAGCATCATGTTCCATACGTTCGATGGGAGTTTTGTGCGTAGGCATCAAAATGCATTTTATAATTACGTCAGGCAATGGCACTAGAGCGGCTTCGTGTAGTGCCTCAAAAAGAATCATTTTTCTCATTGCGCGTAACCCTCTTTCCAGCTTATCATTGTAAGCAATTCCAAATTCATTTAACGGTGCCGTATAGCCATCCTTTGGTAGCAATAATAATGGTTTAAGATGGTTATTAGTAAAAGCTGCCATTTCAGCTGTGAAATTAGACCATTCACTCAACACACCAGGTTCGTGTCCAGTATTAAAAATATTAAAAGGACTGCGGCTGTTCGCATTTTTTGCAAAGCGCTTTGAAAAAACCGCAGATTTATCAGTCCAGTTCCGATATAATTCGCGCTCAGTATAATAAAGTTGACGGCGCGCATGTTGAACATCATGTGCAAAAAATTCAAGTGGCGTATTCCAGTACTCATCTGCAAAATCAGAAGTTGGATGGCATCCAATTAAGTACACTGGAACACAGCGTATCTTAATAAAGTCAGTAGCACCAATCGCCTCCAACGTTGGTATAACAATATGTCCATCGTTATATTGGTCAAGCATGTACTTCAAATAGTAAAGGTAGCGACGTGAGTGAAAGTAAGGATTCGCTGCGCCACTACACGTGTCACTATTAGCACGACACATTACATCGATAAATGTAAGCATGTCAACAATTGTTTCAATCGTCGGTCTATAATCCAAATAGAAGCGCTGTTTGAAGAAAATTTGGCTGACTCTAATAATAACCTGTTGGTACATAGCATTAAATTGGTTAATATCGTGTTTCAAATATTTTGATGTAACCAAAGTTGAATGTCCTTGTTGACTGTCTAAAGATTTTGCTCTCATTCTGAATTCGCGCTCAGCCCGTTCTTTTATTTTAAATATCTCCTCCAGTAATTTCAAAACAACACCCTCAATAGCTTGATTGCGTTTAGGATTACGCCGCAGCTCCTGGTAAGTATTTACAGGATTATTAATTAACGCCTTAATAAAAGCCGTGTGTTCAGCAAGCTTCGCCTGATAGTACTTTGGGTCAGTTATTGCCGCATGTAAATGTGCTTCGGTAGCATCATACTCCTTATAAATCTCAACTTCGCGGGCAGTCCTATACGACTTTAATATACTTTCAGGGTCCGCAGAAGCCATCTAATAGTTATAGATATTATTTTTCATAATATCTATAATTAAATAAAATAAGATAAAATTATACACCAATCTTACACCGGGTTTCTAATTGCGCCTGTTGAGACAAGGAGGCAAGACCATTTTTCTTCATCTTCTTGGTTATTGACACAGTCTTCTTTTTGAGTTTATTAAACTCCTTATCGATTTTTTCAACACGCTTGACTGAATCACGTAAGTTGCGCTCCTCCAGCTTGAGTCCATCCTTGTACTTCTTAGTAACACGTGTCTGGCACTGTTTAAGGTCACGTGGTTTGCCCTTGTGGATAGTGTCACACTCCGCTAGCTTCTCTGTTTGCGCGGGTCCGAAAAGGTTGATTTGACCCTGCAAGTGGGGAATGACCTCCTCTTCCAAGGCGCGCTTCTCATCAAGTAAGCCCGCCATATCGCGCTTGATTTCTAGAATCTCATCATTGTCACCGGGTTTCACAGAATCATAAGTGGAAATAGGCACAACAACCTCCGCAAAAACAGGCTGTGCAAACTGAGAAGGGTCTGCCTCTCTGTTCAAATAACTGATTTGACCGGCAATAGCATTCATGTATGAGCTCAACCCTGATTTTGTAAAGTTACCAGTGGAGTCCATGTATTTATTAACAAAGGCGCCCATTTCAGTTGGTAAATGGTCCTCCTTGACTCTGCACAGATTCAACAGTGACATCAGCTCCATAGGGGATTCATTGTAGGGTGTGGCTGTCATCAATAAGACGCGTGCTGAGTCCTGACCGCTTACAGCATAAGAGTTCTGTAGCGCCGCCATAAAGGCGGGAACATCAGGCTTCTCAGCGCCCTTAAAGTCAGAGCTGTAGAGCTTGTGCGCCTCATCAATAATAATAAGTGTTTGTTTAAGGGGGTCCGCCTTTCCATTGCGCTTCTTAAGCAAGTCATAGACTGTGTTTTTGCCCTGAACAACATTACTAAACTGTCTGTAGCTCATAGGTGGAATCCACTGCTGCTGCAAGCGCTTTTGACGCTTTTCCGCCTCCTCTGGAGCCAGCTTACCAGCGCGAACCTCTTCACTAATAGTCTTGTGGCAGACCTGGTCAAAAATGTTCTTCCAAATGTCTGCCTTGAGTGTGTGGCGTGTAACCCAGATAATAGAATAGCCTTCGGGCTCAAACTGCGTAGATGCAAGGGCTATAGCACTGCATGTTTTACCAGTACCAACGCTGTGCCACAGCAGCATACCCTTGACTGCAGACTTGACAGTGAAATAACTGCTAATAAAGTCTTGCGTTGGTGTATAGTCCACAAGCTTGAGCTGTGGCAATACCTTACGCTTGGGCTCAACAATGTAATCCTTTTCATCTTTCTTCAGTGGTTGAGCTGGTCCTTTTTTATCAACGCACTTATTTACAATCTCCTGTTTAGGCCACGCCATCTTGCCGTATTTTTGTAATATATAACGGCGCAATTCAAACCAAGACTTAGGAGCGGGAGCGCTGACCGCAAAACTAGATGCAGGACCCGCAGGCGGTACAACAACCATAACATTTGATTCCATTACAACCGTGGGTACAACAACGCGACTACTTAAGCGGCTGGGCGCAAAGGGTACTATTGCCGCAGATAGGCAGTTTCTGCATGGGTCAGACTCAGGACTTGCCCTGCTTTCGCTATCGGCAAGAGCCTCCAGCGTATCTACGGAAGAATAGTCCTTGTCCTCAAGAGCCAACATGCGCGACTTATCGCCAATAGCAAACAAGGAAGTGGCACGCCCATTTTCCAACTGCAACAGTGGAGACAAGCTCTTGTCTTTTAATAAGCGTCTGTTTTCTTGAACCAATGTGCTAGTCATGTCCACTGTAGTTCTAGTCAT